CGAGAATCTTCGTAAAGGGTGTAGTTTCGCATGGATACACTTTGACTTGGTCCGGTTGTAGGTCTGTTAGCACACAATCTATCATCGCCTTATCCTTTTCTACGGTTGCGCCCGGTAGATTCGGCATAATATGAATATCGACCTTGAAACAGGAATCTTTTAGGAGTCGTAGTGCGTCGACCGTATGGCGATGATAACAGCCCCGATTGACCTTCCGTAGAATCGCATCGTCTGTATGTTGAACACCGAGTTGAACACGGGTTATTCCCCAGCGTCGGAAATCCTGTAATTCCTTCGCATTTATACAATCCGGTCGTGTTTCGACCGTTATTCCGATAATCCGATGCCGTCCTTCACGATTCAGGCGTTTCTCAAGGTCGAGGGATTCCGGCATTCGCAGAGGCGCAGACGATGAACATACATTCGCACCATAGAATATATCGCGCATAAATGTTTCAAGGTAATCCTTCGGATACGAATGGATTGTTCCACCTAGAATAAGAACCTCAAACTTATCGGTCGGATGTCCATTCACACGATACGTATGAATACGTGTGAGCATCTGTTTGACACAATCAAATCCGTTTTGATTTGCACGAAGAACACCAGGTTCACCAAATAAATAGGATCGCGGCTGTCCAGGTTCATTCGGACAGTATGCGCAATTCCATTTACACGAAAACGTCTGTCCGTTTGGATAGGGGCTCAGAAACACAGTAATCACCGTAACACCCGAAATTCCACGGCAACGACTCGTAACTAACAGATTCTCCAAATCTTGATTCGGCTCCATTCTACCCTTCGCAACCTCCTGTTGATAGACATTCGTAAAATAACTCGGCTTCACAGTATAATGATACTTACGCTGTAAATCACGAATGATATGTTTATTCATCGGATTCTTACGGACTTCTGCATCCATATTTAGCAACATCCCCTGAATAATGACATAATCGTCGTTGTGAATTGTAAAATCCTTCCAAACATAATCGGTTGGAAGCGTCTTACAGTAATCTTCAATATCTTGAATCTGTTTTCCGTTCACAGCGAGCGATTTCGTGTTCATTTTCTTATTCGTTTGCTTGCTTGCTTTTTTTCGATTTCAATTTTTTGTTCTACGATACCATGAAACAATCGTACATTTCCAACGCTGCTAATATAGCCTGGTCCATATTATAATATTTATAATTGGCTAAGCGCCCAAGAAACATAACATTACTGTTGTGGTGAGATAATGCTTTGTAACGTTCAAACAATTCCTGGTTTTCTTTCGTAGGTACAGGATAATACGGGTCGCCTTCTGCTGTCGTAAATTCACGTACAATTGTTGTTTTTCCTGGGGCATGTTGATTCAAAAAATGTTTATATTCAACAATACGTGTGAAGGGTTCATTCGCAGACGGATAATTGACAACGGAATTCGGTTGATATTCGTCTATAGGAAGAGTTTCTATTTCAAACCGAATAGACCGATATTCTAATTTGGGGTAGCCCGCGGCTGCATAATACTGGTCAATCGGACCCGTATAAAACACATGGTCATACTCGCGACTCATAGAGTGTTCATACTCTGTATTGAGGTTCACCGTAATATTAGAATGATTCAGCATAGATTTGACAAATTCCGTATAACCGTATTTCGGGAGCGCTTGAAACGTATCATTGAAATAATTGGGATTTGTATCGGTACGAACCGGAATACGTTCGAGAACACTTTTATCGAGTTCGTGTGGATGTTTCGCCCATTGTTTGAATGTATAGTCTTTGAAAATCGTATCGTAAAGAACTGGACCGACGCGAGATAATGCAACCTCTTCGCTGTTTTCGATTGTCTCAAACGTCTTCGTATTCTCCTTTAGCCATTGTTTTGTATCTTCTTCGGTTTTTAGATTTGTATTACATAGGGTATTAATTGTATCCATATTGACCGGTATCGGAAAATACGTATCCTTTATGTTTCCTATGACTTTGTGTTCCCAAGGAACCCATTCCGAAAATTGTTCGACATACTTTCTTACACGTGTATTGTTCGTATGAAAAATATGGGCTCCGTATTGATTCATAAGAATACCGTGTTCATTTTTGTAATCGTAACAATTTCCAGCTATATGATTACGCTTCTCGATAACTGTGACTTTGTAGCCTGCTTTCGCAAAACAATCCGCGAGTGTTGTACCTGAAATACCCGCACCGACAACGAGTATCTTCGGCATTTTTACGTTTCTAACTATATATATTTAGAAACCTAATATTTACCTTATATTGAATTTTGGTTTGGTTTTTTGGTTAAAAATATTGCCGTCCTCCCGTAATTTGATACGCGCCTTGTTCACCTACAAAGTCCGGTTCAAAATATCCGGGATCTCTACGTCCTGCGGGTATATCCATAGAGGCTTTTTCAACAATGCAATTCTTCTTCATTGCTCCCGAAGCCCGCTTTAATATTCTATTAAATCTATCCATAGCGCTCTGCTTTTGCGCTGGTGTTTGCGCTAAGGATTGAATGAGTTGCGACCCACGACCTTCAAACTTATCAATAACCATCTCTAAATCACGGCTACGTACAGCGCCTTTGACGCAACGATTTACGAAGGACGCAGCGGGTTCAATATCGTGTGCTGTTGCGAAGGGAAGTTGATATGTAGAATATACGCCTGCGCCCGCACCCGTAATATCCGCATCCATACATAAGACTTTTTGAAGAATAAGACGTAATTCCGCAAACGCATCGGCATTTGGAGATTGTACAAATTCTTGTACAAGTGCTTGCGCATCTGCGTCACGTAAAAAGCATTTCGGCATCGTTTGGCTTTCCAACGCGATTGTAGTGAATCCTTCGTACCTTTTTTTACCATAAAAAACCATACTTCCGACAATAACTATTAAGAGTAAGACGACCAAACCTGCGATTTCATAGAGACTATGACTCAAATTCCATCCAGACATGACTTCTTTACTATAGTTATTTAAATTATACAGGCGCTGCGATACCTGTTTGAGCAGGCGGTGCAAATAGAGCCGCCCATTGCGTCTGTATCGCGCGGAATTGCTCCTTCATTTTCCGACATCCCATCGCAACAACAAGACGTACTGATTGCTTCTGTTGTTCGGCGTTCGCACCTGTTTCTTCACTCGTACCGATACGAACAAACATTTCCGCACGTAGCGGGTGAGGAACTTTATAGCCCGCATAGGAAATCTTCGGGACTTCTTCACCATCAATATGATTCTCCACAAGATAGGTTTCCAACAGATTACCGAGTGTATGACCCTCATTCTGGAATATCACATCAATTGTAGGAAACCGTGAATCGCCCTGTTGAACACGAACATTTACCGGTACTTCGCCATCGAGGTCTTTATATTTATCCACTAGTGCTTCGCACGCCGCAATACCCGCTTTTACAATATCTTGAATACGCTGAACACCTAGCGATTCAACATAAAACGTAAAATCATCGGGTTCACCGCGCTCATTCGTAAAATAGGAACGTTGAATTTCCATCGTATTGAATTCGCGTTCCAGTTCTCCACGACGTTGTTCCGATAGCGTAGACGGATCGGTTATTTTCTTATTGGAAAGCAACCAAGCATTGAAAATTCCACGAATATGGTCGGGGTCCGGATTACGCGTATATTCATAGGAACACTGTGTTACTGGGCTATAACGAATATTCTCAGCACCCGTACTCACCGATGCTTTCGCTTTGAGAAAGATACGCTCATTCGGAGCAGTAGGATTCCATTGCGCCCTCAGACGCGTAATCAAACAGGTTGTACCCGTAATCGGGTCCGGAGGGAAGAACTGCGCTGAAGGAATTTCAATCGGTGCTTCTAACGGATTTTCAGCACTCCGAAGAAAGACTCTGAAATCATGTGCATAGACATCCATGAGTTCCTTGGTCGTATTTTCCTTATCTAGTACAAACTCGTGAAGCGACGCATTAAATGTCAGAGGATCCGCACAAATCGGAAGCATACCAATACGATGTACAATCATATCATTCGGAAGTGGTGTTGTATTGATTTTGACATCAATCTCCGATTTTTCGAATGGTTCTGTACGAAAACCTACAGCGGGTGTCATGGTTAGTATTGAACGGCGTATCGTATTCGCAACTGTGACATTTACACCGCGAAGACGAAACGATGCGCGTAGTTTTCCATCGGCTCCTAATAAATCCGCTCCTGCTTCATTATAATCGGAAAACATGTTACTCTGTACTCTCTAACAATGGTTTAAGTATATTCAATTTTGTGATTGAAAAATAGTTTTATTATTTTTCGTTTTGGGTTTTAGGTTTTTAGGTTTTTAGGTTTTTAGGTTTTTAGGTTTTTAGGTTTTTAGGTTTTTAGGTTTTTAGGTTCCTACACTCCAAACATCTTCCATTCCTCCTGTGGGCAATACGTATCACGGACAGTCGCATACCAGGCGCAGGACGATGATGGATCTAGCATCGCTGTGAGGAAATGACGTTCGGGGCACGTGACTGCTCCGATAACCGACGTAATAGCGCAACGCGCGCCTGAATTCGTCGTAAGAATGTAATTGACAAGGATGACGGAAGCGAAGATGAGAAATGTGATAGTCATCGCAGTCAGCAGATTGATGACCATCCATACAGCAAAGGAAATGAACGCATCTGCGATGCTTTCGCAAAACGACACAGCGACGGTTTTCTTGTAAGGCATTTTGCGATAGCAAATAAGAAAGAGGAAAGAGGAAAGATGAAAGAGGAAAGACGAAAGAAGGTATGAAACGTAAGAAAGGAACACGTTCCCAATGCGGGAATTGGAATGTTCAATTTTTTCCGTCTTTGTGAAGGAAAAAATTGTACCGAATGGGCTACATTGTAAAGTTTTAGTGTAAGATTTCAGTATTTTTAAGTTTTACGATTCTAAAGAATCGAAAAACTTAAAAACCCAAAACCTTTACAGGAAAACTACACATTCAGCCGCTATAAGTGCGTCGTTTTATTGTGTAGGAAACCTAAGTATTAATAAATAATGAGTAAGCATCGCCTCTATTACAGCACCCGGTGTCGGTTTTGCCAAGCGTTTATGGAGGAATTGGTAAAAACACCGTTTGTTCCTGAATTTCAACTTATGTGTGTAGATCCGAGTCCATCGCGACCGCCTCTGCCGCCATGGCTAAAATCCGTGCCTTCTATGGTTGTTTTAGGTGAAACTTCACCACGCGTAGGTCCCGGACCGGTGAATAATTGGCTCTCTGAACGAAAAATAGGCGCAGGATCTGTCAAATCGTCAATGGAAGCGATGGAAGAACGTAGTAAACCGCTGGCACTGCCTGTATATTCACCGGAGATAGCACCGCGACCAAATGCAACATCGCGAACTACAGTATCCTCGCCTCCGACTGGTTCTGGCTCTGGTTCTGGTTCTGGTTCTGGTTCTGGTTCTGCTTCTGCTTCTTCGACTGCTACTTCTGATGCCGGTCCCGAAGCCTACCACGATACTGAAATGGGAGGTACAAAATGGTCTGATAATTATTCGTTTTTAGGAGGTACTGAGTTTGTATCCGACAAAGGCTACGACCCAATTGCGCGTAATTTTGAGTCTTTGTTGCCGGCTAGCGGAAGTATGTTTGGTGGTGGAGCACCGATGACAAGTGCCGCATCTGCTCCCAAGCGTTCCGCAAAAGAAGAACAACTTATAAGTGAATTTGAAAAATTCGCAGCATCACGGGACCGTGATGTTCCAGGTCCGGTGGCGCGCAAGTAGATTTATAGCGTCTGAATGTATAGTTTCACTGTAAAGGATTTTGGATTTTTCAGTTTTATGATTCTTTAGAATAATAAAACTGAAAAATAATGAATTCTTACACCGAAACTTTACAATGTAGCCCGTTAGATGCGTCGCCGTGTATTGGCTTTTTTGCTTTTTCTGGCTTTTCTGGCTTTTCTGCTTTTTCTGGCTTTACTGCTTTTTCTGCCTTTTCTGGCTTTACTGCTTCCATTATTCTTTGAATTTGTAGCAACACTCAATGGTGATGAAGACCCTGTTCCAGATCCGTAAACAGTTATTTCATTTGCTACAGATTGTGCGGAACCACGTCCTGAACTAGACGCTGCGTTGCTACTAGCCCCTGTTGATTGCCTCGTTTTCCCTTCATCGTTCATCGCATTTTTCATTAACGGGCATAGTATGTGATGTCTATCAACCCAATCATTTTCCATACACGCAATACTACAATATGATGACAAATGACATCCACCACATAAATATTCCGCACCACTTGTATCGCACCAAGCGCACCAGTCCGGATGATGTAGATGGTGTAACATTGCTACACCTGCAACATGGTCTTTATCTGCATCCGTCCAATTACTTGGTTGTTTATAATTCATTATTTCCTACTATACTGTGTGATTGTTTTTGCGGTGCTTGGTCTAAACCAATTCCCTTTAGTATAGTATAAATGGCGAGTCCCATCAGCGCTTTCAACAACCAATTGGTTGCCTTCGTGGAGGAATTGGCGGATACCTACACGGAAGAAAAGGATTTGAAGACTGCTGTAGATGCTATGAAAGCACTCAAACGCGCGAACCCAAAACTTCTTCATAGTGCTTTTATGGAATATGTCTATCCCGATTTTCATGGACCCGTTATGGTTGAAGATGAAACAACACTGATTGCGAAAGGTCATGAAATTCTCAATAGCGAATATAAAGATTACGCATTTGCGTATGTGATTTTTAATCGACATTGGTCGTCGATGAGCGAAACAAATAAGAAGGCTATTTGGAATTGGTGTAAAGTTCTTGTTGTTTTGGCAGAAAAGGCAGCAAGTATTACACGAAGTTAAGTCGCCCCGTTCAATAATGCGGTAATATTCATTTTCACAAAGAATCAACCATTAAAATGGATGATTCTTCGAAACAAACACTTTGTCTTGCTATGATTGTAAAAGATGAATCGCATATTATACGCGAAACACTTACGAAACTTCTTACAAAAATCCAATTCGATTATTGGGTGATATGCGATACTGGTTCAACGGATTCTACAAAAGATATCATTACCGAGTTCTTCCGTGAAAAAGGTATTTCGGGTGAATTGATTGAAGAACCGTGGAAGAATTTTGCGCATAATCGTACAATTGTATTTAAAAACGCCTATAAAAAATCCGATTACGTCTTTGTATGGGACGCGGATGACGAAATTGTAGGTGATTTCAAGCTTCCTACACCTCTTACTGCGGATTGGTACCGTTTTACATTTAGCGGCGGTACGACATATATACGCCCTCAATTATTTAGAAATACATTACGGTGGAAATATATCAGCGTTTTACACGAAGTCGCAGTCTGCGAGGAGCCTGCGGGCGAACCAGTATTTGTGAGCGGTGCGTATCATTTCGTAAGCGGTCGTTTAGGGAACCGCAGTAAAGACCCAAATAAATATCTAAAAGATGCGCAACTTCTTGAAAAAGCGTATTATGAATGTCTGGAAACAAAAGACTCCCTACACAACCGTTACGCATTTTACTGTGCACAAAGTTATATGGATTGTGGGAAATACGAAAACGCAATTGAGTTTTATAAAAAAGTGCTAGGTCATGAAAATTGGTCCGAAGAGAAATATATTGCCTGCATGAATATATACGATTGTTACAAAGCGCTTGGTAAAGAAGAGGAAGGTTTAAGTTTTCTAGTTCGCTCAACAACCTATAATTCGCGACGTATTGAATGTGTTTATAAACTTATTTTATATTACTGCCATCATAATCGTAACGATATTGCGTATATGTATTATACACTTATTCAAAAATATTACGAAACTGAGTTTTCTTCAGACCATACAAAAGACTGGTTATTTGTTCATGTATCAGAATATGAGTTTTATTTACCGTATTATATGATTATTGTAGCGGAACGATTGAAAAAACACGAAACCTGTGCGAAAATGTGTGAAATTATATGTCGTTTCAAATATAAAGATGTCAATGAATTTTATATGAACAATTGGCTGTTTAATATGCAGTTTTTTATAGATCGTTTACCAAAGACACCTGAATTTACGAAAAACTTTCGTACGTACATAGATAGTATAAAAGCGAAGACGATTCAACTCGGTTCACGAGAGCAAGATGTAGTTTCGAAACTTCTTACAATAGACAATGGTCTCAAAGAACATCTAGAACGTATTCATAATAATCAACCTATACCGCAGAATCACGTGACATATTTGAAATATCTGAAATCAACGGGATTTGAGCCGAAAGTTATTTACGATATTGGGTCCTGCGTGTTACATTGGACAAAGATTGCGAAAACGATTTGGCCCGATGCGACCTATATTCTCTTTGATGCGTTTGCGCCTGCTGAGTTTTTATACAAAGGCTATGATTATCATATAGGTGTATTATCGGATACAGACAACAAACCTATTCAATTCTATCAAAACGATTATTCACCAGGAGGTAATTCATATTATCGTGAAATAGGATTTGATAACGGAAAGTTTTTTCCAGAATCGTCCATTATTGAAAAAATTACAAAAACCCTTGATACAATCGTCAAAGAACGAGGATTTCCATTACCTGATTTTGTAAAAATAGACGTTCAGGGTGCGGAAGTCGATATCATTCGTGGAGGTGTAGAGACTATTCGTAACGCAAAACGAATGATTGTTGAACTGCAAAATGTTGAATACAATTTAGGCGCAAAGAAAGCAGATGAATCACTACCTCTTATTGAATCATTATTGAATTTCAAATGTACAGACCCACTCTTTCAAAATAATGGTCCCGATGGTGATTACGGATTTGTGAATAGTGTTGGATAAGTCCAACCTACTCCTATGTGTAAGGGCTACTGTGCTTCAAACAATTCACTCTTCCATTTCATGTAAATATTCGTCCAATTGAATGTTTTGGCATACTCCAATCCTCGTAATCGCATACTCTCTTTGTTGTCCTCTGTGAGTGAAAGAATTGTATTCAATTCGTCACCGTGCGATACAGGAATTCCATAATCTCCTACAGTATTCTTGAGTGCTGCGACTGGATAATATATACAAATGACTTGACTATGTAGCATTTCAATACCGGTTATACAAAATGTTTCCGAGAAATCTGTAGGATAGAGCCAATAGTCCGCTGTGCTCATAAGTTCGTACAACCTCGCCTGGTTCAAACATCCTACAAACTCAATACTCGGTGTTTTTTGAATATGTGCCATGAAAGATTCTTCATTTGGATTTGATGGAAACGTTCCGTACGTTGCAAGTTTTAATTCCGCATCCGGTAGTTTTGAAAGAATATCGTTCCATAATTCAAAAACACGCGCATATCCGCGCTCTGGGCGCGATGTAAAGATAAAACGATTTATCTTTTTCATTGGATGTAGTGGAAACACCGATGAAGTTACACCATTTGGTAGAATAATAATTTTATTGGCAATCTGCGGATATTCGGACTGTATATGACGACAATGCCATTCAGTGAGGCATATATATTTATTAATTCGATGGTTCCATTTTTGTAATACGGTAGGAATATCAAGTGTTCTATTCCATGCATAGGGAAGAATATGTAAATCGTGAATCCAAAGATAGAGTTTATAGGTTGAAAATACATAATCTTCTAGAAATCCAATATAGCGTGATATGATAACAGCATAGAAGGGTGTTGTTTTCAAAAGAGCCTCAACATTATTAAAATCAATAAAGTGAATATTTCCAACCGTTTCTTGAATAACGCCGCCTGCGATATACACTTGGGTATTCGAAGGGAATTGTTCCGCAATTCGATTCGCGCACATTTCAGACCCACCTATACCTCTTTCAAGCATTTTTGTATAATTCCACTGTGTTTCCGAAAATCCTGTATAGATTAAAATAGATTTACTTTGCCGGCATTGATTCCTCGTGAACAATCCGTTTTCTAAGAATCGAATATTCTTATACCGCGCTAAATCAAATCTACAAATATAATCTTTGATTTGTTCCGTATTCACTGTAAAGTGCGCATCATACAAACAATTTAAATACTCGATAAAACTATTCACAAAATCCGTATGTGATTTATGCGATTTTTGGATATGAGGTATAAAAAACTGAAAATTAAACAAAAGATTTCCTATATAAAAATCCGTTGTATCTACGCATTTTTGTCTAAATAAAAAATAATACATTCGAACACCGATAGTATAGTCTTTCATTCGTTCCGCAACAATAATCATATAGTAAGGCAGATAAAAGTCATAATCGGATTGTTTGAATCCTAAACGCGTCTGTATAGACATATCGGTTACATATCGGTTCTCATAATACGATTGAATCCAACGATAGTATTCGAGTGCCTTAGTGCTATTGTTGACACATGTGTAATGACGTATCAATATGTAAATACCTTCTACACGTTCTGGGTCGATAGAATACGAATCTTCTAGTATTCTATGTGCTTTATCCATAGAACCCATTTGTGAATAAATCGTATAGAGATGTAAGCAACTCATATATTTTTCATCGCGTGAGGAATCGTCGGATTCAATAACAGCAATAAATTGCGCAGCCTTCATTGATTGGCAAGCAATCTCATACAAACAGTTCATATACGAGTAGGTTCGGCTTTTTCGATGAGTAAAAAGCGCGGTAATTTAGTTTAAACTCTATATTGGACGTCAGTAGAATATGACAACAGTGAGTTTTTCAAATACCTATTCCCAATTTATTGATGAATTAAAGGAAACATTTCCCGAGTTTGAGAGCGCGCTCTTAGTCGCCGCAGCACTCCCTGAACCTCAAACACGCTTCGTTGAAGTCTGGCGAACCCATACGAGCGAGGTAGCCACAAACAATGGTGCTATTTTTTCCGAAACAGGCATTGAACTTGTACCCGGGTTTATAATGACATCTGCTTTATGGAAAGAACTCAGTGCTTCAACGCAAGCAGCGATCTGGAAATACCTCAGTTCCTTACTACTTTTAGCGGCAAGTGAATCCGATAAAGGGTTATGGGATTTATCGGGTTTTCAGGACGATATGGAAAATATGATGAAGACGCTGAAAGAAGGTGGTTTTGGTGCTATGGGCGATCTCTTTGAAAAACTCGGAAAAATGGCAGAGGGTTTTGGTTTCAAAGATCTGAGTGGAGCAGCAGGGAATTTCAAAATTCCTGAACGGCTCTTCAAAGGTCATATTGCAAAAATCGCTGAAGAACTCGTAAAAGAATTCAAGCCCGAAGATTTCGGGATTCCACCCGATATGTTGGAATCCGATGACCCCGCACGTGTATTTACATACTTGCAAGAGGTTTTTACGAAAAAGCCCGAAATGATGATGTCTGCCGCACAGAAAATCGCCAAGAAAATCCAAGCGAAATTTCAACGTGGCGAAATTAAACGGGAAGATATTATTCGGGAAGCCGAAGAACTTATGGCTGAATTCTCGGAAAATGAAGCGTTTTCGTCTATGTTTGGCTCATTAAGCGAAATGATGAAGGGCTCTGAAAAAGAATCGGGTAATGAGGGTTCAGCACGTCGTCGTGAAGTTCAGGAACGCCTACGAAAGAAGCACGCTGAAAAAGAAGCAAAGAAAGCCGTCGCATCCAATATGATTGTAACTACCGAAGCCGAAGTTTTATCTATGAAAGCAGCAACGGCATTATTGTTAGAGGAAGAGGAGGAGCAGAAAAAGAAACCCGTCGCAGGACCTCCGAAAAAGAAGGGTGGTAAGTAGCGTTGTTATAATTTATATGATGTTAACGATTGTACATTATATAAATTGAGGAAAATATCATAAATAAATCATACGTAATGAAATAGAGGATGAGCGCATCGCAATGTGCACCATTTTGGGCTGAAACCCCAAAAATTCTTATTGATGACGCAACGGACTTTTTTCCGTTTCATGAACGCGCACGTAAATGTACTGCGACCGCCCTAAATTCCCTTACACGTTTTGGTATTTATCTCGGTATCATCCTTGCGATTCTGTATCGCAGCGGTATGTATCTTGGTATATCAATTGGAATCGCGACGGTTGCTTTCGCTACCTATTACGGAATGAAAGAAAAAGATGCACTACGTACCGAAGGGTTCGCAAATACTATCGTTGGACCGACTTTATTTACCGTTCCTAATACGCCGTCCCCGAACTTAATCGGCGGTATAGATGTTGCCGATAAACCCATTGCGGATGTTATCGGTACAGTGGATCGTACACTTCCTACAGGTTCAAATCCGTTTATGAATGTGCTCATTAACGAAATTAAAGATAACCCGATGAAACCACCGGCAATTGATACACTCGATGCACAATTTACATACAATACCAATACAACCTCGATGTATAATGACCCTTCCGATGTATTTCAGAAGACTCAAAATCAACGTACGTGGATTGTTCAACCATCTACTAGTATTCCGAATGATGTAGATTCGTTCCAAAATTGGTTGTACCGTGTTCCCGGCAAAACCTGTAAAGAGGGAAATAATGCTGTATGCCGCTCCGGTACGGAGGGTGGTATTATTCCATGGTTAAACGCTATTTAGTCAAATCGATTCCGATAGTCCTCAATACGAACTGTATAAATACGTCGATACGCTGGATGGCACGTAGATTGGGCTAGATTCCGCATAACAAATATCGGATTGTTTTCTAGTTCAAATACGATAGCCCATACGTTTTGATTGAGAATATCCTCTTCCTTTTCTTTCAAAATCCGCCCTAGTATGTTCGAATAATGCTCAAACATTATACGACGTATTCCTGATTTCGCAAACGCACTATGATACGATGCATGGGCTGGTAAGTGATTGTAATCTATATCTTGTGGGAGAATGGGGCGAAAAGACGAACATAAAGACAGCATAACGGTAACGAGTTGTTTTGAATACATATGTTATAATTCTTTTTTTTAGATGACCCATAATAGAATTAAATATGTCAGTCGCTCCGTTTCCTCGCAGCGTTCAAGTCCCCCGTAATGGCGAATTTATGATTAACGAATTCACGCGTACTTGGGATGACCAGTGTGAAGTTGCACAGAATATGAAGGATTCACATGGTCCCGGTTCGTACCAGGTTACGAATTTAGTTCCGAGCCAACAGGCGGCGGCTAAAATAGAATACCCGAACCCAACACTTCTTGGGCGCGAAGGATTCGGCTATAACAACCGCCAGATTGATAGCGATTCTAAACTCCGTAATGATGCCCAACAAGCCGGTCGCCAACGCTGCCCACTTCACGTACAAGCGCGTCCGTTTGCGACCGTACCGTATATGGGGAATGGTCGTGGTAATGCGGATGTTGAGAGTTCGTTACTGTACCCTGAATTTGCGCGTATTGAACGCCCGTGCGGAACTGTGACAGAAACGTTCTTTGATGGTCTGTTCGTTCCGCTTGTACCCCACCTTGCCGCGCATATTCAGAATCCTGCGAATTTAATACAGGAAGTTGCGGCTCCTGGCTGGGCGCGTTCCGGAATACCCAGTCGGCAATTCATAAGAGATTTGAATTGTTGAGCTATACGTAGTACTATACATGTTTAGAATAAAGGGGGGCGTTAGCCCCTTAGTTTAGACCCATTTTTTCAAAAGATTTTAATTAAAATAAAAGAATAGAATGAACAAGTGTTTTCCATTTTTATTTAGAAGACCAGTCCCATCTTTTTACTTACGTGAACCTGATGGGCGCGTTAGTCGGTGGATTGATTTGCCAGAACAATCGAATAATGTTTCGCTTTTTTCAAAACATCGTATAAAGGAGCGTGAACCACGTACACGACCTTATACAGAAGATGAATTTAGTGCTGAACAACGATTATTGCGTAGTGATCCTACTGAATTTGCAGCTGTGCTAAAACAACGCGGTATGTTCGGTTCCGTTTTACGTAAAACACGAAATGGAAAATTATGGTTAGAAGGACACAATGGAATGCCTGTGAAAGGCAGAGCACGTACTCGTAAAAATCGCCGTGCTCGCAAATAAATGATTGTTTATAGTTTGAAATAGGGTTGGATATCTCCAATTTATACTATATGAAAAAAACAATAAAATTAGTATTATAAACAGAAATGTAATTTATGTTTATACTATGTTAATGATAATAATCTAGTTATATCAGTTTCCTTGGACTTCGTAGTGCTACGTAGTGCTACGTAGTGCTACGTAGTGCTACGTAGTGCAACGTAGTGCTACTACGAAGTGCGCAGCAGGGGGGAGTGTAAACACTTCGTAGTCGCGTGAAGGGGAGATTAGGGTTGGATAGCTCCAATTTATACTATATGAAATAACAGTAAAATTAGTATTATAAACAGAAATGTAATTCTTGTTTATAA